ACCTTTTGGAAATATGTTACTAAATCTTTTTGCTCATCTAAATCAGGCAATTTCGTAACTTCTTTCATTAATGTAGACTCAAAAGAAGTATCTCTTTTCAACCCTCTTGATGCATCTTGCAATGCTGACTTAGGTCCATATAAATGGAAAGTCACTACACCTAAAACAGATTCTTTACCGTACTTATCTTCTAAGTAATGTCTAATTTTCTCTCTACCACCGTTTTCAATATCCAAATCAATATCTACAGCACTTTCTCTTTGTGGGTTTAAGAAACGTTCGAAATATAAATCATACTTAACAGGTGAAAGAGCAATGATATTTAAAGCATATGCTAATAAACTACCACCACAAGAACCACGACCAACACCTACACCAATACCTTCTTGACGTGCCCATTTCAATAAATCTTCTACAATTAAAAAATAATCACTAAACTGTTTATCTTTAATTACTTCTAACTCATAATCTAATCGTTTTTCATATTCAGTAATTTTATCATTAGAGATTTCTTCCCCTTTATCTCTTCTAAGTTGTAGTTTTTGCATCAAACCTGCCCAAGCATGCTCTTCTAATAATTGATGAGAAGTTTTTTTAGGGTCATTCGTGTTGAATTTAGGGAAGTTAACTTTACCTGTTTCAAATTCAAAATTTATTGAATCAGCTAACTTAATAGAATTATCTAAAGCTTGAGTTATCAAACCTTCATCATAATTGTAACCAAACTCTTTGTTGAAATTATAATAATCTTCTGATTGATGATAGTATAAATGTCTTGCATGAATAATAAAATCTTTTTTCTTTTCTTCATTATCCTCTTCTACTTCTGCTACACCATCTTTACGTCTTTGTGCTGCAATTAACACGTCTTGCAATTTTGCATCTTCCTTATAAGCATAATGAGTATCTCCACCAATTAATAAAGGTATATCATACTTGTTAGACATTTTAATGATAAAATCATTCATTTGTTTTTGATTCATACCATACTTTTCTTTGTCTAACAATTCATTAAACTGTATCTCTCCATAAAAATTAGCACCAAATCGTTTAACAAATTTAACAAACCATTCTTCTGCTTCTGTTTCTTTCCCTAAATTTAATAGTTGATTGAAAATACTAGCCGCACAACCAGAAGTTATAACTAAACCATTTCCATATTGAAACAACATGTCATAATCAATTCTAGGTTTTGCATAATAACCTTCTGTAAAACTCAAATATGTTAACTTACAGAAGTTTTTATAACCTTCTTGATTTTGAATTAAAACTGTTTGATGTTTATCTCTTTTATGAGGTTCTCTTAATCTGTTAGGAACTCTTTCTGTAATATCTAATGCTAAATAAAACTCTTCCCCTAAGATAGGTTTTAAACCTGCAGCTTTAACCTGTTTATAATGGTCATACAAACCAGCTGGGTTACCATGATCTGTTATAGCTAAAGCTGGATGTCCATATTCTTTAGCTAACTTTATATAATCACTTGTTTTAGCTGCCCCGTCTAATAAAGAAAACCCACTGTGAATATGTGGGTTGACCATTGGTCTATTTTTATGAGAAGAATGGGAACAATTAGGTGATGAGCAAACATGAATCTTTTCCATTGTATTTTATTTATCGTAAAAATAAGAAAAAGAACGTTTAAAATAAACTTAAGTTATAGCTTTTGTTCTATTTTACGAAACAATAGGATAGTTTTCTCTAATTCAATTTGTGAAAGTAACCAAGATTCTGTGGAAAGTTCATAAGTAATTATATCTTGTAACGTTTCTTTCAACTCTTTATCTGAAATTGCAGGTTTACTCCATGTTTTATGTTTACTTAAACTTTGCGGGTGGAATAAAACATTTAACTCATAAAAGTTATTTAACACAGCAGTAGAGATTGTGACTTTAGTATAATAAGTCCAATCATCAGGGATAGTATTTTGCAAAACTTTTAATTTTGCATGATATTCTTGAATGAAGTTTTTTTCTTGACCTATAATCAAATCTTGAGCCATTGTTAGTCACTTTCTTTTAAATATCATAGAACTAACAATTTTTTCTTACTTAAGAAACCTTTTCTACTTCAAGTAAAAGCTTTCTCTCCCAATCGTAGTGTGGTTTGTACGGAAGTATTTCACTATCAAATCTTTCAACCAATTCAGGTACAATTGCTTCTTCTAATCTTTTGAGATAATCATCAGCATTATCTTTTGCAATGCGATTTGTTTTTAAGAAAAGATCTAGTAAACCTACACAATTACTTAACCTTTGCTGGTCCATTTCCTTAGTTAATGTTGCTATAGTATTACTTTGGGATAACCATACTCTTTCTTCTTTGAAGAACTCTGGGTGAACTGTTAGTAAATCTTCTTGCTTAACAAAGAGTGTTTTATCAGAAGAAACACTCTTAATCTTAAGGGAATTAAGGATATCAATAGCTGTTTGAATGTCTGTTGTAGATGTTCCTAGAAACTTTAAAGTTAAATGACATCTATCTGTTAAACAGTTTAACTGTAATGTCTTTTCTAATGAACTGATACCTTCTTCTGTAATTAATTTCATAGTTTATTTTTTATATTAGTCTAAATCTATTATTTGCGGTCTACCGTTTGTAAATCCTACATCGCTTCTTTTACCTTTATCATTACCTTGCTCTGGTTTAACTAAAGAAGATAATTCTCTATAAGCCTTTAAAACCATTTCATCAAATGTTTTTTTTGTAGATTCATAATCAGAATTCATCCAAGGTTGTTCAGGTATAACTTTCACAAGAACACCATTTCTTAAATCTAATTCAAATTCAGTTTCAGCTAAAGGTTTTTTACAAGAAGCTTTAATTTCTCTTTTTCTTAAAACAATTTCTTTTAAATTTTCTCTTCCAAAAAGATTAGAAACGAATAATACATTTTTTGTTTTGAAGATAGGAACGTCTTTTGTATAAACAGTTCTATCAACTTTACCTTGACTTTGAGTTTCAATAAAAGTGATTTCATAAACCAACTCAACTACTGGTTCTTCGTTTTTATGAATAATAGTTCGAGTGTAATTTGTTTCTTGAACTAAATCTTTTTCCTCAATAACAGATGGTGGCGGTTGCATAGGAGCTGGTGCAACTGGGGGTGTTGTAGTTTTAGTTGATTTAACTTGACTTTTCTGAACCCCTTCTTTATCATCGAAAGCTTGTTTAACTGTAGCACTATTTACCGTACTATCTATCGTGTTAACTTTAACAGTCGTTTTTAACGTCTGCAAACCATCATCTTTACTTGATTCAGACTTTTTATTTTCTTTCCCCATTATTATATTAATAATTTTTTTTAACACTTTGTTTAATTTGTGTTTAAGTAAAGATATGAAACATATAGAAGAAAAACAATAAAAAAAGAAAAAGCTCCAAAACTTTGGAGCTTTTTCAAGATAAAAATAGTTTTCTATTATTTAAACCTACCTTTACTCCAACCTTGTAAAGTAAAAGTATCTAATTCTTCTTTTTTAATTTTTTTATTTATTCCTTCTTTAGTAACCCAGCAAGTTCCATATTGACTGTTCTTTTCCCCTTTTTGCTTTATACTGTTTGTTTTACCAATTTTTACCTTTACTTCATCACTATGAGTTCTACCTTTAAAAGACCCATACCTGTTTTTGTAAGAATCTCTTATTCTTTGTCGAAAAAAACTTTTATATTCAGGGTCAGTTTTCATTTTTTCACTGTGTCTGAGTGATAATAATCTCCTTACAGCCCTTCCACCTGCAGCATGGAATTTATATGCATGCTCCTCACTACAAAAACCACAACTTCCTCCACCTGGTTTTAAATTCATACATAAAGGTTCTTTTAACAAGTCAGAATTTACAACTTCTGATTCCCTTTGCAACAAAACTTTTCTTGAGTCAAAATATTCTAAAATTTCTTTTTTAAAATTTTCTTTACCATGTTTTCGGATAGCTCTCCACAGTCTTGTCCCAGAACCAAGATAATTATCGTCTAAATTGTTTGTTGAATGAATACCTATGTAATAGGTATTATTAAGTGTATTCGTAGTTTTATATAGGTAATGGTGTTTTTTTGTCTCTTTGAAATTTGCCATTTATATTTTACAATAAATATGCAAAATTTCAAAGAGTTACCTAGGTGCGGGGTCCGACTCGAACGAAATCTATGGATAATGAGCCCATCGTGCTTCCAATTACACCACCCCGCATATATCTTTAACCTTTAATAGGTTTTATTAACTATCACATAGCTAAATATAGGCACTTTTTTCTTTCTACCAACTTAAAATTAATTTTCTGCTGGAGGATTTAATAACTCTTCTTGACTTGGTTGTTCTGCTGTAGGTGTTTCTGGTTCAGTAGCAACTGGTTGCTCTACTGGTTTAGACCCTTGCTCTTGATTGTTTTCATTAGAATTATCTGGAATATATTTTTCTGGAAAAAAATATTGCATACATAATTCATTAAAAGTATTATCTCTATTTTTATTTTGTAACCCCTGTTTAGTAAAATATGTTTGAGTTTGGTTATCTCTTATTTCCCCTAAATATTGAATATATGAAGGTTGAGATAACACTTGCTGTCTTAATAATTCCACTTTAGGTTTACCAAATTCATCTTCCAATTTTTGCTTAGACCCTTTGTTTACTAATATACGCATAATAAACTCTAATGCTGCAACATTTAACGGGTTATATTCATAAAACGCTCTTGTATCTAAAAGTGCTTGTAATTCTACAATATTAATAGTTTCACCTCTTCCTTGTGAAACATCATTAATGTTTAACAAAAATCTATTCTTTACTTTAATTAATTCATGGAAATAAGCTTCTGCTGTTTTCAATAAAGGTGTTAAGTTTTTTTTCTCTTTAGGGAATTTAACATTTGCTAAATATCTAACTACTAATGCTGTAAATTCAAAAGGTAAACTAAAAAAAGTGTTAGAAAACTCTTCCCCGTTTTCTGTATATAATAAAGGGAAATATTTCTTTAATTCAAATTTTAATGTTTCTTCTGCAGAAGAAGCTATCGATAGTTTTACTTTTGAAAACTGCTTTAATGCATACAACTTACAATTAACTTCTTTACAAGAAGATTGAAACTCTTCAACTTGAATAAGTTTAGATAAAGCATTAACGAAGAAATTCCAATGTTCTATTGGAATCATATTTTCTTCATTATAATCAAAATGATAAGCATGTTCTAAAGAGCGAATAACTGTTTGATTTTCAGTTAAAAATTTTAAAAGCTCTTTAGTGCCTTTTCCTTCTAAGAAGTTTTCAATATCTTTATCAGATATGTTTTCATGTAACATTATTTTTTTATCTTTGAATATAAATCAGTTTCAGCTTGTGCAATCCCAGCTCTATATTCTTTTAATACTGAAGAGTGCATTTTACTTTCCAATTGTTGCATATTAGACATCTCTTTTGCAATTACAGCTCTACTGTTTGCACTTGGATTTTTTATATTTTCAATAAAAGCATTAATATAACGAACACCTATTGTATACCCTATATTTTTAGCTTTATTAGCTTCTGTAATTAAAGTTGCTTTTTTATAAGAATCATCTTGCAAAGATTTAGGTTGTTTCTTTTCTTGAAAAGAATCACCTAAACGAGACATTAATCTTTGATCTAAATCTTTACCAAATGAATTACCAGAGTTATTCATTTTCTCTTTCATAACTTGTCTTGGGTCTGCTGACTCTGTAAATCCACTATAATCATCACCAACTAAACCCCTATCTTCAGCTGCTAAATCTAACCCACCACCTAAACGTTTGTATTGATTTACACCTGCTATTTCATGTAAACCTTCAGCAGGTTTTTGTCTTTTTAAATAGCGTTGAACATCTTCCGGTGATAAAGGATTATAACCTTTTTGGATTAAATCCATACGTTGTGCAGAAGTTAAGCGAGCTGCTAATTCTCCACCTTCTAAATTTTCAAATTTATTCATTAAGTATAATGTTTAAACTTAAATATGTTAAAACTAGGTTAGAATAACAAGAAAAAGAAAAAGCTATTTAATTTACTTAAATAGCTTCTCTCTCCTGAATGTAAAAATGTTTCCTATATTGTTTCTTCTGATTTAGAGGAAAATTGTGCATAATTAGGTTCTACACGAACTGTTGGAAATTTTTTATTAAACTCTCTCAATGCTTTTTTGTATTGTTCACCGTACTTTATCTCTCGATCGATTACATCTTGCACTAATTCTTTTCTTTCTTGAAGAATGTCTTTTTCTTGATTTTCTTGATTTTTCATATTTCTTGGTTTAATTCATTATTTATTTGTATTATAACACTTGTCACTTCATCAAACAATTCTTTACTAAGATAAACTACTTGGTACCCATCTATGCTTCCTATTAAATTACCAAAGTCTTGAGTTTTATTACCATCTTTTCTTGCTATCCCATAAGAATTACTTTTATCATTACCTTCTACAATATGAAAGTGAACATCTTCATGTAACATCCATACTGAAGCATAAAGGGAATAATGTGAATAAATACAATATTTTTTTGCTATATAAGTCTCTTCACTGACCCATTTAAGTTTAACTTTCATTCAATTCCTTATTTATATCGTGAATAATTTCATTGAACTTAAACTTAAACTCTAAAGAAATCTCTTCTGTTAACACTGCTGGTAAAGCATATGTTGATTTCTTATTAACAACATCTCTGATTACACAACATTCACCATCATAAAGTAATCCTACGAAATTTTCTTCTATATAATAAAAATTATCATATTGAGTATCGTATAGATAAACGTAGTCTTTATATTCTATACACAAGTCAAACCGACATCTGTAATAGTCCATTTCACTTACAAAAGCTATACTAATTCTTTTAGGTTTCATAAAACTATCTAGGGGATTGTGAGTCATGATGGTCTAAGTTTAAACCTATTTGTCTAGTTTTCATATATGTAATAACCTCATCTAAAGAAAAAGGTCTAAACTCACCTAGTATTTTAAACGCTGAATCTACTCCAACATCTAGAATAAAACCTTTTTCGACAAAATAATGAGCATGTGAATGTCCATGTAAATGATATGCACCCCAATGTCTTTTATTCCAAATAGCAATTGGGTAATGATACATTATAATGTCTTGTTGATCTTTTTGAAGATGACAAGGTTCAATTTTAATCTTTGCATCGTTTTGAATTGATGCAAATTGGTAAAGTTTTGAAATCTTTTTCACAAAATCACCGTGGTCATGGTTCCCTAATACCCAGTGTATTTTACCGTTTAGTTTATTTAAAATTTCAGCAGCTAAACTCGGATTACTAAAAGATAAGTCCCCTAAGAACCATACTTCATCTTGCTTATTTACTGCTTTATTCCAACTGTCTATGAGTGATTGATTCATTTCTTCTAATGAAGAAAAATTTCTTTCTTTCATCATTAATTTGTGAAAGAAATGTAAATCGCTTGTGAAATGTTGCATAAATTTTATTTTAATATTTTTACAAAAGTATAAATGATTAACCAAGGACTAAGTGAAATTATTAATCCAATTAGAAACTTAACCCAATAAGGTAATCTTTTTAAAAAGATAAATACTTTAAGTTTATTCATATTGCCAAGGTTTTATTCGTTTAATAATTTTGTGAACTTGATTAGTTAAAATTAGTAATTTACCCCTATTTTTATATTTTGCACGTATCATTGTTATTTCTATAGAGCTTACATCTTCTTTAGATAACATAAATTGACCAAAACTGTAAAGTAAATACCAGACACTTAAAGCAAATAAATGAAAAGGAAATTGTCTGTAAAAATAAGAAATTAAAACTGATAACCATAAACTGATATAACCTATCAAAGGTGCAACAGCAACTATGATAGACCAAAGGTTACTATAAGAGGTCCAAGATATATACAAACTATAACCACCAAGCTGATTATCACTTATTTTCTTTATAAAATAACTACCTGCGTAATTGAGTTTTTGGTAATCAGAGAAAATAAACATATACATCCCTAGTAAAAACAAATGACATAATTCATGGAAAATAAAAGCTGGAAACTGAATAGCTAAACTTATAATACTAAATTTCCATTCTAAACTTTTACCCCAGAACTCTTTAAGTATTTGAAAACGTGTCATAGTTATAGTTTTTAATTATACTCTAAAGATATAATAAAAACTGTTAACTTCCTACTAAAAGTTACTTAAAGATACTTAGCGGAAAACAAGGGGCTCGAACCCTCGCTGCTTTTACACAGAACACTTTTTAATAATGCGGTGAGAGTGGGGTTCGAACCCACGTATCGTTTAAAACAACGACCTAAGTGTTTAGCAGACACTCCTCTTTACCATTTGAGTACCTCACCAGTTTTAATTAAATCAATTTCTTTTTTATATAACACTAGCAGTTTTGCTGGAAATTGGATCCATTTTACTCTATCTAGTTCTGTTTCATACCCTTTTACTTCAAGGAAAAGATCAAGTTCTTTTAAGTAAAAATCCGGCGTATATGTCCTTTCTTTGTTTTCATAAGTATAGGTAAATCTTTTTTTATTTCTTTCCCAAGAAATTTTTTGTTTATCTAAATATTCTGCAAGTGTTAACTCCCAAGTCCCATCTAACAAAACTTCACCTGCTATAGTACTAGAATAACGAATCTTCTTACATCGACCTGCTTTAGGCATCCAACCTTTTTCATAGCGCTTTTTTATTGCAACAGAAAGTTTTTCCTTCTCTTCCTTTGTTCTAGGTTTATTTTTTCTATGACTTATTAATTCACCTTTTTCATATCTTTCTTTAAGTTTTTTTGACTTTATCTTTAAAACTTCATTGTTTTCTTTCGTTAACCCCTTACTCCAAGAAGTAGTTAGTCCCTTGGTTCCCTTGTTCCAAGGGGTGCAACCTTCTTTTAGTTTAGATAATTTTTTTTTAATTGCTATGCATTTTGATGCATTTTTGTCACAAACCCACTTTCCTGTTTTAGTTAGGTAAGTTGCTTTCCCTAAACACCTATAACATTTATTCATTAACTGTTTTAACATAAATAGTGTAAAAAAATGCAGAGTGCCGCAACAAACCAACATTTGCCTATTTTCCTTTTCTGTTGTCCCTCTAGGGCTCGAACCTAAACTCTTTTGATTCAAAATCAAACGTGTTGCCAATTACACCAAGGGACAATTTATAACTCTAACTCTTCATTGTATTTGTAGAATTTTACTCCTTTTTACTATGAAAAATTCTACCTTGTTTCCAGTTTAAAGCAAGATAGGTTTCTAATTCTTCTTTTTTAATTTTTTTATTTATTCCTTCTTTAGTAACCCAGCAAGTTCCGTATTGTGAGTTTTTATTACCAGTATTTTTACCTTTCTTCGTTTTAGATATTTTATGTTTTGTTTCTTTTGAATGTTTCTTTTTATAAAAATTCCCAGGTCTAGTTGTATATATTTCTTTCAAGGTTTTACTTGCTTTTAAACTTCTTGCTTGTACTTTTTCTATATCATTCCTAAACCTTTGTTGTGAGTTTTTTCCACCAATAACCCTTCCCCAATTTCGCCCATTTTCCCAGCGTTTTTTATGTTCTTCATTACAAAAACCACCTATACCACCTAGTTTTAAATTCATACAAAAGAAATCTTTCACTAACCCTTCATTTACTATTTCTTCTTCCCTTTGTATTAATTCTTCCCTACTATTACAATACTCTAAAATTTCACATTTAAAATTTTCTTTCCCATACTTTCTAATAGAACGTCTTAAATAAGACCCGCTACCTAAATAACCATCTTTGAGATTATTAGTCGAATGCATTCCTATGTAATATTTTCCATTTAACAAGTTAGTTGTTTTATAAATAAAAAAATATTTTCTTTGCTTTAATGAATTTGCCATTACTATTAAATATAATAAATTCAAAAAAGTACCCGGTTACCCCAGTAGGTTTCGAACCTACATCGCAAGATTCAAATTCTTGCATCCTCCCAATTAGACGACAGGGTAATAAACAAAAAAACTCGAGCAGTTTTACGTGCTCGAGTTTGTATGAAGAATAAAAAAATTATTTTAATCAATTAACATACTTCGAGCAGGTCAACATTTGTTGACTTTGACTACTTTGTTGTATGTTATTGAAACTTTTCATGCTTTAAAATTATGTAATTAAATATTGATAATCAAGTTTGTTTTACTATTCTTCTTCTATTCTTTTTACTTTAATTGTTTTACAAAACAAATCTTTATTAATTTGTTTTCCTTGCCATTTTCTTTCTCTAGTAATAGCAGCTTTCCTTTCTCTTTGCAGAATATTAGTTCTGACTGATTTCCATGTTGCTTTCATATTTTTTTATTTTATCTAAAAATAGAAAAAAAATAATAAACTTAAAACTTTTTGTAGTAAAGGTAGGACTCGAACCTACAAACCAATCAAGGTCTAGAACGCTTTGCTCTGTGTATACCATTCCACCACTTGGGCATATTATACAAAAAAACCTGAACTTTTATGTCCAGGTCTCTTTGCTAAAAATCAATTTACAAAATGAATGAAGTAAATCAAGAACAAATCACAACCTGGACCGAGGTTTTTAAACTCAGTAAAAGTTGACTCAATGATATGTTATCTCTTTTAATCATACTCTAAAATTATGCTTTATTAATTAAATATCAAACTATTTTTTATTTTTTTATTAACAACTAGGTTATTTAAAATAATCTTTCCATTCTTCCCTAACAGCTAACTTACTTAAAAAGAAAGAGTGACTTGGTTGAAATGGTTTTCTTAACAAAGTCATATTTGCTTCTTCTAAGGATTTATTTCCCTTTTTTGCATTACATTTAAAACAACATGTAACTAAATTTATCCATGTGTTCTGACCACCTTTTGATTTAGGTATAATATGGTCTAAGGTTAAATCTTTTGTAGAAGGGCAATATGCACAGGTAAAATCATCTCTCTTTAAAATGTTTTGCTTTGATAGTGGGATTTTCTTATACGGATAAGACACATACTTAACTAACCTAATGATAGAAGGTTTATAAAAAATTCGCTTATCTGTAGTTACAGTAAATGAATGATCCTCAGACACAATCTCTGCTTTCCCCTTGAAAATTAACTTAAAACTCTTTTTTAAAGAAGTTATATTCATAGGAGAGTAATCTGCGTTAAGTACTAAAACTACTCTCATTGATTACACTTTTTAAAGTAAAAATTTTGTATTGAACGAATGATGTTTCGAATTCAATGTTTCTATTCTAAATATTTCAGAACCGGTAAATTCTTCAGCTAAATCATCCCAAGTATTAACAACAATTGTTTTATCGTCAATAACTTTTGAAATTTTACCAATTTCTGTATTGTCAATTCTAAACCATTGACCTACAACTTTGTCAGTTATTTTAACTGGACTGATACACACATCTTTATGTTGTAATTTTGTTAAACTAGATGTGTTTGGATCCATGATAAACAAATTAACTCTATTATCAATTATATTAATATTGAAAATATCTTTGAATAATACAGGGTCTTGTTCATGGATGTTTACTTCTTCAATTACAGAGTTTACAATATCCATTGTAATTGTTTCTAGTTTAGAAATAAAATCAACACATTTATCTTTTAATTCTTTATGGATTAATTTATCTTCTACAATTTCCATAATAACTTCCAAAGTTAAATCTGTAAACTCTTTTACATAACGAATACGACCTGGTCTTTGTAACAAATTATCATTAATATAACTGTTGTTCGTTGTTAATAAAAATACTTTTCTGTATTCGTTATTTAACACACCGTCCATTACTGTCAATATACTTGAATCGTAATTGTTATACATCTTTTCATACTCATCAAAAAAGATAGTTACATCTTGTTGTACTCGATTAATAAAATCAGGTAAATTTTTGTAAGCAGTTGGAACAATTAACACAGGTAACCCTAATTCATTACAAATCATTTCAGCAGTAACAGTTTTACCTGTACCTTTTACACCGTTCATAAGGACACCCAAATTTCCAGTAGTTGCTTTAAATGTTTTACCTACTCGTTTAACAAATTCACTCTCAACTCCGTAAACTTTATACGGAAATTCAAACTCTTTTTGTAAATGTGTTAAAAACAATTCCCCTGTCATAGGGTTTGCATTTATCTTATACACACCTACTGGTAGTTTAGTTACTTGTTGACTAACTTCCTGTAAAAGGAAATCATTATTAATTTGTACCCAATTGTTATCCATAATTGTTCTTAATTTTCTCTAAAAGTAAAACCTATAAATTAAAGTACAAACAACAATTTCATTTTCTATATTACTCTAAGTAAGTACCGCTAACCAGGATTGAACTGGTGACCTTCTGGACGTCAGGATAGTCAGAATCGAACTGACATGTTGCCAATTACTCTTTCAACACCTTATGAGAGTGAGGAGATATATCCTGTTAAAAAAACAAAAGCAGTTTCAGGTGTAAATTCCCTATCCTCAAAAACTATTACTTTTATACCTATATCTGTAAACAGTTTTGTTTTAAGTTTATCTCTTGTTTGAACTTGTTTTAAACTGTGGTTTTTTACACCATTCATTTCTTGATAATGCCAAGGTCCATTCCAAAAAATTGCAATTTTATAATCTTTTAAAAAAATATCAGCATCCCAACCGTCTACAATTACTTCATTATGTTTTACATTGTTATAATGTTTCTTACATAACTCATACAACTGAATTTCATCTTTAGAACGTTTTACCCTGTTTTTACGACCGTTAACACTACAAATTTTACTATAACATTCTTTTGAACAAGTTGTTCGAACTCCAGTAGTTCTTAATACAAATAAACTATTACAAATTTTACAGTTAACATATTTTATCTTCCAACTTTGCCCTTTTAATTCAGAATTTAAAGAAAACATTTTTTTAGATATCTTCAACTTACTTTCTACTGTTCTTGGTTTCCTTAACTTATTTGTATGCTTTGCTCTACATGAACTACTACAAAACTTATTAGTGTTTCTTTTTTTATAAGAAATTGCTTCTTTGCAAAACTGACATCGTTTAGGATTTTGATTATATTCTGCTTCTCTTAATTTAGCTGCATTAATTTTTGTCAAGTTCCCTTTCAACCCGGCAAACTTAAGATTATGTTTATGTTGTTTACTTCCTGTATATGTATTCATTGTTACGAACTACACTATGTTCTTAATGTTCTCCCAACTGAACTATAGCGGCATTTTTTTTCTTTTTTTTTTTTTTTTGCTCGAGGAGCTGGATTCGAACAACCCAAAGATATATAAATATCGGTGCTAAGCTTTTGACTCAGCTGACAGCGTTTCCTCCCTCTGAAGGAGGCGTCCTTACCCCTAGACGACCCTCGAATGTATTTTAACTGTGGTTCTACTAGGATTCAAACCTAGACATCTCCCGGTTCGTAGCCGAGCGTTTTATTCAATTAAACTATAGAACCAAATTTTGGGGTGTAATGACGGTATCGATCCGTCTTCTCAAGATTCACAGTCTTGCACATCACCTTAATGCTTAAAACACCATATATTATTGTAACAATCTATCTATTCCGATTGCGAAACCAATACCACCATTATATTCACCTCCCCCGCAAATTTGCTTTGAACTTCCTAATGCTTGACAAGTTATTTCAAACCCTTTTCCACCTTTATAATAATCTAACCCTCTTGTTACATCAACATTTACTTCAATGTCTGTTCTAACTTGAGATGTTAACTCATAAGCTAATGTTTGCATTTCATCAGACATATCTTCTGTAGGGTTTAAAATCTCTACTCCTAATTGAGTAAATTGTCTATATCTCCCTGCTTGTGGTTTCTCACCTCTAAAACATTCTTGTATATAAAACAGTTTAACATTTTTTTCAAACTTATAGGTTGTTTTTGCTAACTGTTGAATAACTGCTGTATATTCAGGTGCTAAACAAATATCTCGATCCCCTCTATCTTTAAAATTAAACATCATGTTTTGGTTTTCTAAACCTACTTTTGAAGCAAACATTTCTTGAGATTGAATTATTGGAATTTGAATCTCTTGATATCCTAATTCGATAAGACGTGTTATCATTTTGTTTAACATTTCACGTTTACCATTTCCAATTAAAATTCTCGTTCCTTTATAACAAGTTTCTTTTACTTCTTTCATACTGTTTTCTTTAGAGCCCCTAGTAGAACTCGAATCCACTTCTCTCGGGTACAAACCGAGTGCATCACCATATATGCTTTAGGGGCATTGTTTTTGCGGAAAGCAGAGGACCCGACCCCCAATCATTACGATACCGTGGTTTCAAAGCACGTCGCCACTCCAATATAGCTGCTTTACTTTCCTTTTTAATCAAACTTTATCTTTCTTCCTCTCAACCAACCTTCTGGAATTAATTCTTCTTTTTTAATCTTTTTACTTTCTTTTAAATTTACGTTATATACCCAATAAGTACCATATTGCGAGTTTTTGACCCCTTTGTATTTTCCCTTTTTAGCTACACTTTGTAATTTTTTAGTTTCTTCTGTGTGCTGCTTGTTTTTAAAACTAAGTTCTCTTTTTTGCAATTTATTTTTTCTTTCTTCTTTAGTTAGTTTCTCCCAGTATTTTTTTGTGTTAACTCGTGCTAACAAAGCTTTTTTATCCTTGTTCCTTTCCCAATATTTGTTAGCTGCTACAAACTTATCTCCCCCTAAATGTTCCCCGTTAACCCCAATGTTTCCACCTCTACCACCAAGTTTTAAATTCATACATAAAGGATCTTTTAATAAGTCAGAATTTACAATTTCCTTTTCCCTTTGACCTAACTCACTTCTATCGTTTAAGTGTTCTAATATTTCACATTTAAAGTTTTCTTTACCATGTTTTCTTATAGAGTACCATAAATATTTCCCACTACCTAAGTAACCATCTTTTAGATTACTAGTACTATGCATTCCTATATAATACTTTCCATTTATAAGATTTGTTGTCTTATAAATAAAATGATATTTTCTTTGCTTTAATAAATTTGCCATTTGTTTTAATATAAATATGGCAAACTTTCAAAAAGTCTACGGCACGCCCTAAAGGATTTGAACCCTTATCAATGAGGTTGGAGCTCATCATGTTTCCAGTTACACTAAAGACGCGTATA